TTACCCTCTATTGTCAAAAGGGTTCAATTCAACAGCAGCCTCTAAATGACCTGGAGCAAAATGCGCATAACGCATAGTCATTTTTATATCGCTATGCCCCAGTATTTTTTGCAACACAAGAATATTTCCGCCCCGCATCATAAAATGACTGGCAAACGTGTGACGTAGCACATGAGTTAATTGCCCATCAGGAAGCTCGATCTTCGCTCTCTTAATTGCAGCGTCAAAAGCCTCATAACATGGTGAAAATAGCGCTCCTCGTTTTTTAGGAAGCATAGCCTGCAATTGAGGTGAAATCGGTACAGTGCGGTTCTTCTTTCCTTTAGTTTTAACAAATGTGATTCGACCGGGCAGTACTTGAGATTGCTTTAATCCTTCTGCTTCACTCCACCGAGCACCCGTCGCAAGCCCAATACGGACAACAACCCCCAAATCTTTATTCCGTGACTCATCACACGCAATCAGAAGGCGCTCAATCTCATCTACATACAGAAACGCCAGTTCCTTTTCTTCCTCACGAAACTTGCGAATACCAGTCAGGGGGTTTTCACCAGACCACTCCCCAAGGCGCTTCAGTTCGGCAAAAACAGCATGTAGATATGACTGCTCGCGATTAACGGTTGCTTCACTAAGTTTTTTCTTCCCCTTGGGATTCCATTCTCCAGATAGCCTTCTTTCCCGATAAGTAGCAAACATATTTTTGTCAAACTGAGAAGCAAATGGATCTCCCAGCCTGGAACAAATCGCCTCAAGTTTGACTTTGCGCTCTGCACCAGAGGACAAGGTTTTACCGTACATCTCAAACCAACGAGCAATCAACTCAGAAAGACGAGGACCAGAACCATCTTGAAACTCGTCTCCAACTCTACTATTCATTAAACGGCGCTCATAAGAGAGCGCCTCACTTTTTGTCGCAAACTGTTTACGTATGCGTTTTCCCGATGCCCCGTAGGGATAACATTCGCAAAGCCATTTACCTGATGGAATCTTACGAACCGACATTTTAGTTACTTATCACATAAATCAAATGCAGCCTTAGTGACATCCCCCAGACTCTTTTTTAACCCTGGGGCGGCATCATTATCTAGCCAAAATGGATTATTGTTATCTAACGGTAACGCACCAAATGTTTTACCTTTTATTCGAGCCAAACCTGTAAGCGCATATAACTTATTATCGTCAAAATTCATCACATAAGGATTACCATCAAGACACTGTAATTGAACCTCATCAGTATTAAATGGCCATACCCCATTGAAACTCTCACGTTCAATAGTTTTAAAAGGCATTGCGAGGGCGGAAAAAGAAAACATAGATAAAAAAGTAACTAATAGTTGAACCTTTTTTACTTTCATATCATTACCTCAATTTAGCTCAAGTAAGATTACAAATTAAAAAACGCCCTAGAAATGACACCGCCTACCAAAACCCCTACGCAGATAAAGAATATTATTTCTTTTGGATAAAGTCGGATTAATTCTGAAGCACGAAGTCGGACTTCTGGTAAGGTCGAACTCTCTGTGTGGCTTGATGCCGATTGTTGCTCTAACCACGACAATGCAGACTGTAACTGAGAACGAGTAAGATCGTTTAAACGTCCTGTACCGAAATTGATATGGCAATACCGCAGAAGTTTTTGTCGAAGTCCACAGTCTTCACTGTTACGTAGTAATAAACTTACAAGAGCCTTACAGGCATCATGATCTTTACATCGCTCAAGCATTGCATGCAGAAAACTCTCCGCTGTTTTATATTGATTTACTGTCATATCATCAATACCAGCTACACCAATCTCCGCATGTACTTTTTGCCAAATAATAAACGCTTCAGTATTGCTAGCTTCTGCAATAGCAGCAACCAAGCTATTTAGCTCCTTACGCTGAGCCTTAAGCAAAGGGCGATCGTCATCATCATTATTCGAAGGGATTGCGATATTGACGGTCTGAGAACCATCATATCGCTCTATCTGAATATTCTTTTCGTGAAAATCACGCCCAGCAACGCGATTGTTTGAACCGTTTGAGTTGACGGCCATGTCACCTCCCTACTATCACCTACCCTTAGTTTCGTTATAGTCACGACCAGCGATACGGTTTTTACCACCAGAAATATTTAACTCACGTCCTGATGGCTGAGTTTCCTTTTCACTGATCGCACCTTTTAAAGCCCCAATCACCGCGTTTTTCACATCTAACGAAGCTGCTCGAAAGCGAGTAATCAACTCCTGCTCATCATCGTTATAAGTTTCAGGTGAGTGAATTCCCAACACAACATACTGAACATCAAGGCCAAAACGAGACAGCGCTGCCAAATACGCAGCATCAGGAAAGCTATCTCCTTTCTCATATCTAAGCTGAGTTAGCTTTTTGACTCCACCAATGTCGCTCATGGCAACTTGACTAAGTCCCAATCTTTCCCTTTCCTCACGCAACCGCTGACCAATATCATTTTTCATACAAAAACCTTGACAGGTATCTTTTTTGATACCAAAATGATTTCACGAGCTATTAGATGATCACAATATACCACTATGAAACAAGTTCTTCACGATACCAGATCACGCATTCCGCGTAACACCGCCACAGGTCCAAGACTGGCACTTCGGCTGTCCCTCGAGGAGCGAGCCGTCATTGATGAAATGGCAGCTAAAGAACAACGCTCATCCTCTAACATGGCGCGCATGATCTTCCTTCGCGGCCTAGAGCTAACCCAGAAAGAACAAAACAAATCTTCCTGATCAGGAGGCTAGTGGGATGTCAGGTATAACCATCAATATCAATGTGAATGCCCCCTATGTATCCCTGCAGAAATATGCAGAGATAACAGGTATCCCTCTTAATACATGCAAAAAGATGTTGGCTGACGGTCGAATTATTATCCGCCCCAAACGCGCCAAAATGGAAAAGCCTGAAGTAAACCTTGTGGCGATGTTAAAAGACGCTTTGGCTAACAGCTAAAACAATGAACAGAGCACCATCATGAAAAAAAACGCTAATAATCCATACTCCAAATTTCGTAATGGCGTAGAACGCCATGTACACCACGTCGCTACCAGTGCATCACGTAGTAACAGTCGCTATAACCTGAACGAGACGCACGCAACACCGGATGGCCACGCTGTAAAACAAATCGGCGAGCATGCCTGGCTGATTGAGAAAGCTGGAATCGTGGTCCACAAATGCCCACGCAATCCGTTTACCGGAAACCGCATTTTTGCATTGAACTGCGGCGACAATCACTTCGGGCAGGATTTCACATTATACGAAGCACTTCGCACGGTTGATCGTCTGCTTCGCGGGCAAAGTTTTATTAAACAGGCTGATTTATAACAGGTGCTTTATGACCAAAGAGCATGCACAAGGTGTATTTATCCGTTTTATTGATTTTCGCGGTGAACTGTTATTACGCGCATCAGCCATTGACGGAGTTGTTCCATCCGAAAAAAACGCAGCTACTTACGTTTATCTGAACGGTACGCGCCTGACTGTGGAGCTTCCGTACCAGACCGTACGAGAAATCATTAGCGAAGCTGAAAAGGCACGTCAGGTTAATGGCGATGAACCCTATATCGAAATTATTTGTATGGATTCAGAAGCTGAAATTCAGAAAGCAGATTAAAGGGCGTTGCGATGGGCAAAGAATATAAAACTCTCATTAACAAAGCACTTGAACGATTTTATTTTCGCTTAAGTGCATCAGGCGCTCATGCTGAACATGCAGCCCGTGACTCATTGACCAGGGCAATCCGGAGTTTGTATGACGTTGCTTTTTACGCTGATGATCTGGATGCACTGAACGAACTTTCCGAGCTGATCTGTGCCGCAGAATGCGGGGAACACATTGAACCGTATAAGCTGGGGAATATCGCATGAGTATATTTATCTCATGGCTTGTTCTGATTATTTCGGTGGCCTGCGCCATTGGGATTATGCGAATTATTCATTCAGTAAAAAAGATTGAACGCTTTTTCACTGACAAATAATAGCTTAAACAAAACACCAGATTAAACCCGAAAACCTGAAAACTATCCGCATTCGCGGAGGTATTCGCACACGTAAATAACGGAGATATAAAATGAACGCAAAAGAAAAAAATATTATCAATACATTAAAAATAGTGTCAGCAGAGCAAGACAAGCTGTCCAGGGCAGCCCAGAAAGATAATCAACATATGGCAGCGCTTTACGCACTGACCATCGCAATAGCCACCTCTGAAGCAGCCAAAATTATTGAGGAACAGGGCAAAGAAATCGACACTCTTAAAACACAGTCAACAGTTGCAGCCATGAATCCGTCCAGCATTGGACGCCGCATTTACATTCTTGGTTCGGCAATAATGACGCAATACACCATTATTGCCGAACTGCACGGCAACTACCTGATAACGCCTTACCACACAAAAGAGTCAGAGCTTCTGACAAATCTCCGCCTGATAGAACGATCTCAAGCTGTATTCATTGATGACGCGCAACGTGCCGTATTTCACGCATAGGGTTACTGGACAAAGGGGGCGCAATGGCAATTAAGCATTTTCCCATCATTCGCTTTACCTCCAGAGGGCGCGAATACGAGGTCGACGAACGCCTGATTACCACTATCGACAAACATCGTTCGGAAAAGGATGCACACCACATCTACCTCACTGACGGCACTTACTTCTGCGCCACCAACGTGGCGCGGGTGAATCTTATCCGACAGGTACAGGAGCCACGCAAATGACCATTCTGGACTACATCACTACACATCCGGGTTGTAGCGGCGGAGAAATCGCCGCAGCACTGAACACCCCAACCACAGCTATTAATGCTGAGTTACGCCGACTTTGGCGCAGCGGCTTAGTCATCAGAACAAACCGCAGCACAGGTGGTCGCGCTCGCAAAACTGGAGGCCAGGCTTCTTACCACGTAAACCCGATGCCGTTCGGGTGTAGCAATCCACTTACTCACATGTTTAACCAGCTACTGAAGGAAGCCAGAACATGAGCACCATCAACCACCAGAAGCTACGCGAACTGGCATTTGCCCTGCAACGAATGGCAACGCCTCAAAAATTACTGGCATTTCGCGCAATGCTCTCGCCGTCTGCCGTGCTGGCACTGCTGGATGAGCTGGAGCACGCCAGAACCACGGCTCCTGCCATTCGCCTGACGCTCCATCATGAAATCGCTGATTTCTGCGCGACGTTGAAGGCGCCAGGCGAACCGGAAACACCGGAAGCAATACAGCAAGAGCTGCTGCAACGCATTGACAAGGTTTTTGATTTTTTTCTGAACCAGTAAGAAACCAGAACATGCACACACAAAAAAACCGCTTGCCATGCCGCAATCAGTCAGGTTACATTTCCGCTGCACCTCACAAAACGGGTGTCGGGTTTCGCAGCCTGCTGACTACACAAGCGCACAACCGCGCCAGCGGTTTTTTTGTGCGTACTGTATTGCCACGTTTTTTTCGCGTCAGAATTATGGCGGGGCGTACGGGGCCGACTTCGGTCGGGCCGGGTTCTTGTGTAGCCGGTACTGCGAACCTCGTACGTCTCGCCACCCACAGTTTCGCAGCTCTGGATGGTGAGTTTTCACAACTTACTACACAAGGGGCCACACCATGGCAAACCGCAAACCACACCGCGCTATCGCGGAGCGTCGTCACATCCAGACTGAAATCAACCGCAGACTTTCCCGCGCATCACGCGTCGCGCAAATCATGCACATCAATATGCTGCATGAGCGCAGCCACGCACTATCAAACATTTATTCCGCCTCTGTTTTCAGCTATCTGGCGGATGATCTGCACGAGCTTCAACAGCTCATCCAGCAGCAAAACAAACTCCATTAATTCCTGTTCCGGGCCTTTCCTGCACCTTGCGGCGGGAGGCCTTCGCACATCTGTAACAAGAGGATTGCCGCAATGATTCTCGCCAACGACTTTCTTGAATACCTGCTCAACACAGAACGTGATCTTGCCGCTCGCGTGCGTGATCGTTATGACATGTACCAGAAATCCCTGCCTGTACCGCAGCTCGCTGACGGAAAGATTGTTATTGATGGTCGCTACATGATTGACAGCCACGAGGGAAATTACAGGCTTTACCGCATTGAAGGTGGCACCCCGTCCGTTATTGGCATTTACCAGCGCCCATCCTCTGCAATCGTCGATGTGATTGCCGACAGCATCCGCATCACACATCGCCATGCCGACACAGAAGACACCGTGCTGGAAATTCAGCGGCTGGCTACAGCCTGCCGCGACACCCTGAATGGCATGACGAAGTAAATCACTATGACGGCAGAGTACATCAGGGACTGGCAACAACCGCGCCACGCAGTGGGGCGTGAAGGAACGGGGATCCCCGCTCCTGAATCCGCGCTTTCCTCCTGGCTGGATGCCTACCGGGTAGAGAACGAGCGCCGCCAGGAAATGGCTGATGCGGCGTTCTCCGCAACGCCGCTGGGCAACCTGATTAATAAAAGCCTGGACGCACAGGAAAAACAGGACAAAACCATCACACTGGCAGGAGACGCCAGAAAACAGGCACGCGGTGCGGTGGATGAAGCCATGGCCTCGCTGCGCCTGCTGCCGTCCTATCTGCGCGATCCGCTTATTCGCCACCTCTCCTTCCTGCGCAAAAAACAGGAAGCCGATCGTCAGAAAGGCAAAAAGAGCTGGCAGGCTGAACGCTACGCGCGCGGAAACCTGCGCAAAATATTCGAACGTCTGGAGCGCACCGATCACCGCTGGCTGACACAGGGTTATCGCTCCCTTGCCGGACGCGAACGCCTGGACGATTTGCTTTACCTGCCGCAGCTCAACAAACACCAGATACAGACGCTGGCCACCATGACGGCGGCGATGTTCAGCAGCACCTTCGAAAAACTCTGCGATGGCTTTGGCGCGACCGATGGCGAACTGACCATGGATGTAACGCTGAAGGCGTATCAGATGCTGGCCCGCATGGCGTTACACCTGCACGCCATGCCTCCACATTATGACGCACTGACAACAGACAAAGACCGGAGGAACGAACCGGACACGGAGCTGCTGCCGGGCGCAATCCTTCGCCTGACCTGTGCGGAATGGTGGAAACGCAAACTGTGGCTGTTACGTTGCGAGTGGAGAGAAGAACAACTCCGCGCCGCCTGTCTGGTTTCCAGAAAAACATCGCCCTATCTGAGCCAGGACGCGTTAAGCGAGTTTCGCGCACAGCGCGAGAAAACACGCGATTTCCTGAAAAGTTTCATGCTGGAAAACGAAGACGGGTTCACGATTGATCTCGAGACAGTGTATTACGCGGGAGTAAGTAACCCGGTTCACCGTAAGGCAGAAATGATGGCCACCATGAAGGGGCTGGAACTTCTGGCCGAAGCCCGTGGCGACAAAGCGGTGTTTCTGACTGTCACCTGCCCGTCAAAATACCACGCTACAACAGAGAACGGTCATCCGAATCCCAAATGGAACGGGGCCACCATGCGCGACTCCAGCGATTACCTGGTTAACACGTTTTTTGCGGCGGTCCGCAAGAAACTGAACCGCGACGGCCTGCGCTGGTATGGCATCCGCACGGTGGAGCCTCACCATGACGGCACCGTGCACTGGCATATGATGGTCTTTGCTCATCCGGAAGAAATCGACACCATTGTGTCCCACACCCGCGATATTGCCATTCAGGAAGATCGTCACGAGCTGGGCGATGATATTACTCCGCGCTTTAAGGCGGAGTATGTCGACGGCTCAAAAGGCACGCCAACCAGCTACATCGCCACCTACATCGGAAAAAACCTGGACAGCCGCGCCGTGGATGGCATCGACCCGAAAACAGGCAAACCACGCGTTGACCACGAAACCGGAAAATCAATGACCGAGAGCGTGGAACGCGCCATTGGCTGGGCGCGCCTTCACCGGGTCCGCCAGTTCCAGTTCTTTGGCATCCCCTCCCGTCAGGTGTGGCGTGAACTGCGTCGCCTTGCCAGCCAGATGGCACGCAACCCGGAAGGCCCGCAACGGCTGAAGGATGACGCAATGGATGCGGTTCTTGCTGCCGCTGATGCCGGATGTTTTGCCACCTACATTGAGAAACAGGGCGGCGTACTTGTTCCACGCAAAGACTACCTGATTCGCACCGCCTACGACCTCGCCGATGAGCTGAACGATTACGGCGAACAGAGCGTACAGATTTACGGGATCTGGTCACCACTCATCGGGGAATCCTCCCGTGTGTGCACGCATCCGGATAACTGGAAGCTGGTAAGACGCAAACCGGAAGCGGAAGACAGCGCCCGCGAAAATGGTTTTGACCTTCAGGGCGGCCCTGCCGCCCCTTGGACTCGTGGCAATAACTGTCCCCGTGTACAGGAAACAGACAACAACGGGACAGAACAGCCGGAAGAACGGCCAGCACCGTGGCCGCAGCTCCCTGACGGCGTTGAAGTGAACGAATGGATGCGCTCACTGAAACGGCACGAACGCCGGGCGCTGATGCGTTCGCTTCGTGACAAACAGGCAAAAAACAGCCGTGATGAAATGCAGAGCTGGACACAGAGCCGCAAACAGCAGCGGCCTTTGCCTGATAACCACGAATTACTCGCTAAAGAATGGCGGGAGTCTGCTGAATCTCTCGGCCTGCATATCGGTGAACAGCAGATGCAGCACCTGTTACGGGGCGGCAGTCTGTACGTTGACGGCAGCATCATTGCACCGCAGGGATTTGAAATTGTACGCAAACCGGATACCCGACCGGACAGCCGGATCACGCAGCTCTGGCAGCGCCTGAGCCGTAACCACGGCGTAAGCAGCACGGAGATCCGCCATAACCCGGTCGCCAGCTATCTGGAACAGCTGGGGGCATCAGACCCCGAAGCCGCCGCACGCCTGGCATCCACACTTCAGCAAGACCAGAACACCATGAAAACACCCGTTACCGTGCTTTCTGACATGCTGCGCGCCATCCGCGACGCAGAGCACGCACAGAGAATCAGTGAAACCACTGAACGCGCCCACCGCAAAGCAGACCTGCTGCGGGGTGGCCTGACCAGTGGAAACAAAAAACAGACAGAAACGGGATTCACAAATCCCGTAAATGAGCAAAAAACGCGCCGCGATATATGAAGCGCGCATAAAACAGGCAAAAACGGGATTTCAGAATCCCGTAAACGATTAATTAATCAACATAAGGAAAAGCGACATGAAAATTTGTATCGATGACGGCTCCACCAACATCAAGCTGGCATGGACTGAGAACGGCGAACGCCGCAACGCCATCAGCCCGAACAGCTTCAAGTCGGAATGGTCTGCGCCGTTCGGTGGCACGCAGCCCGCGAACTACATGCTTGATGGCGTGCGCTATGGTTTTGATCCGGTCAGCGATCGCTTTGTCCAGACGACCGACACGCAATACCAGTACAGCGATGTGAATGTCATTGCCATTCATCACGCGCTGGTCAAATCAGGCATCACACCACAGGAAGTGGATGTGGTTGTCACCCTGCCACTGAGCGAATATTTCGACACAAACGCACAGCCGGACATGCCCAACATCAACCGCAAAAAAGCGAACGTTATGCGCCCGGTGGAGTACCAGAACGGCGAAGCATTCACTATCCGTAACGTGCGGGTTATGCCTGAATCCATTCCGGCTGGCTTTAAGGCACTGGCTGACATGAGTCCGTTTGAATCCCTGCTGATTGTGGATTTGGGCGGAACCACGCTGGATGTGGCAAAGGTTCAGGGGCAACTGGCAGGTATCAGCCAGGTGTTTTGCGACCCACACGTAGGCGTTTCTCTGATGGCCGATGCCGTACTGTCGGTGATGGCCACTAACGGTATGCGCACCAGTCACCACATCGCCAATACCATTATCGAACATCGCCATGATGAAGCCTGGCTGCGCCAGCACATCCACAATGACGCGCATTACGCCAGCCTGATGGCGGTTATTCGTGAAAAGGAAGAAACACTGAAACAACGCGTGATCCGCGCGCTGGCGGGTTTTTCGGGTTACGGGCGGGTGATGGTTGTCGGTGGCGGGGCGGAGATTGTGGCACCCGCTATCCGCGAAGCCTGCGGAGTTAATGCGACTTTCATCGCGGACGGGGTGCCACAGTTTGCTCTGGTTAATGGGCTGTACGCAATGGACAAGGAGTAAACCAATGACGACACCAACCAGACGAATAAGTTTCTATCTGAAGCCCGCCGCCGTCAAGAACGAAGGCGAAGCATGCGCCTGGCTGGACAGCCTTACACCAGAAGCCCGCAAAAGCGGCCAACGTGTGGCTTTTCTGGCCGGGCTGGCACTTCTGAAAATGAATCCGGCAGAGGCTTACCGACTGGCTGCATGGGCTGATGATGAAGCGTTATCAGTGACACAAACCAGGACAGAACGCCCCGCATCACAGCCAGTATCAACCGCACAGATAACCAGTCAGATGGCCGGAAATATCCGGGCGTTATTTCCCGAATAATACAACATCAGGGCGCATCCGCCCTGATGACTTTAATCCGGGAACACAAACAAAGGGGACACAATGCAACACATTGACAGAGAAAAAGCGCAGCGACTGATTGAGCGGATGGAAGCGCTGGCGAAAGAAGAAAATGTCAACATCCAAAAAATAGCTGAATGTGGCCAGATAGTTCTTCGTCGTGAAAAAGACCTCAAACAACTGATGTCTGGCGAAACCAGCAAAACATGGACTTCAGGCGAGGAAACGATTTATTGCAGCTTCTGCAATAAATCCCAGTACGAAGTCACAAAGGTGATTGCTGGACCGTCTGTTTACATCTGCAATGAGTGCGTGGATTTGTGCAATGAAATTATCAGGAGAGAAGTGGCAGACAAAAAGGGAAAAAACACATGAACAGAAAACAAAAACAAGAGTTGAAATACTTTTTACGTAAAGAAATTGCCAGGCTTGAAGATGCAGAATCACGATCATCAGAAATTCCGTTCGGAATGGATATCAACGACGCCCGTATGCTCCAGGCATACCGTATAGCTCAGGCTGTACTACAGGCAAAACCGTCAGATGGACTGGTTAGAGCAGTACGTTTCTATGAACTGGTAAAACGTGAGAATCCGCCAACCGAAACCGGAGCATGGAAAGACGCTGTTGACTGGGTGCTCAAAGAGGCTTGCCAAGCTGTAAACATTGACATCAAAGGAGAGTGATATGGCAACTTTGCAGGAATTAATCGACCTGACGCCAGAACAGGAAAAAGCGTGGAATCGCCTTGTGAAGGCTGTAAAGGATTTCAGGGCAGCCGGAGGAAAGTTTTATAGCGTCCTGGACACGCTGAGCGCATACAACGGCGAGCACGTTGCCAGCATTGATAACGATAAGGGCTACCACACTGCAAGCGTTTATATGCCTAGCATTGATGCGCCAGGGCTAACCAGTTGGGCTGATGATTGGCACGGCATCACGCTGAAAGATGGCGTTGAAGTGGATGAGGACTAACACATGACAACTTTCACCGACAAAGAACTGATTAAAGAAATCAAAGAGCGCATAGGCAGCTTGGACGTTCGAGACAATATTGAGCGCCGTGCTTATGAAATTGCACTGGCATCACTGGAAGCAGAGCCAGTAGCATGGATGCATGTAAATAACGGCATCGGAATACCAGCAATAACAAGGAGTAAAGAGGTTGCAGAGAGTTGGTTATCAAAAGGCTGGTATGTCCAACCCTTGCATCTGGCCCAGCCTGCATCAAAGCTATAGAAATAAGCCAAAACGCCCTCTTCCTGGGCGTTTATTTTAATGCACAATAGTGCACAAATTTGCACAATTTTTTTGAACGACTTTTTACCCTTCCGACCCCCGTGGCGGCTGGATCCGTCAAGGATCCGTGCGTGCACAAAAAAACGCGTTTTTTCTGCGCGCAGGTGACGGGGGAACAGCCCGCGTTTCAGGGGGTAAATAGCGTTCCCTTAACGATGTCGCAGCGACACGACAGAATGGCCGTATTTCTCACGCTGAGCGTGAAAAATACGTGAGGGATTCTGGTTTGATGGGGTGAAAGGTAAGGCCGTCAAAATCGCACTGAGGCGGCGAGAACATGCAGTCAGCGCAGTGGGATTGCGTAAGAGTCTGACCGTCGATGATGGCAATAAGCAGGAAAGCGTCGTGAAATTATCTGACTGATACAGGAGCTGGAGAGTCGGGGCATAAATTTTTTATGCCCCGGCGAAGCAGCAGACAAGCGAAGCGCGTCAGGATGTGGGCTGGGTATCTAACAGTGCGTAAGGGTTAAAGCGGATCACCTCTTCGCCAAGCCAGTCATTGATATGCTTCATGGCCTCCATGACGGGCATCAGCTCGTTAATTGCGTAAACCCGCGCGGCCTTCTCCACATCACCAAACGCACTTTTTTCGCCCGGCATCGCCCCCATCAGTTGCGGCGGAACGCGGTGCGCAGCCAGCACATCATCACGGGATGCCGCCTTAACATTCATGAACTCATCTTTTGCGGTGATCTGCTGGAACGGCAAAATTTGCACCCCCTCTTTGCCCCCGTTGGGCGCATGAATGAGCACGTTTTTAAACGCACCACCACCACGTGCCCCCTGTAGCGTTTCTTTCAGGGAGTCCATGCTTTCGCGGTTTACCTGCGCTGCACCGATGTAGATGATGCACCCGGCGTGGGATCCGTTGTCGTAGTACAGTTTTCTGAACATGTCCGCCGAATGAGAAAGGCTGGCCGAGAGTAATGCGCCAAGATATTCCGGCATGCCGTAAATTTCCTGGTTAATGTCCGGATTCATCAGGTGGCACACTTTGCCAGGGCGAAACTGAAACGCGTCCTTGCCATCCTGCACATACCACCATGATTCAAGATCGCTTCCGCGTCGCACGTATTTCGCCAGTGCGTGCCGTAATTTAAGTGGTTCGCCGAGCATATTACTCCGAAGCTCAAGGAATGCGTTACCGAACACAAACCAGTCCAGCGCCAGCGCCGAGAAATCCTGCCGGGAAAGCAGCGGGTGCGGGATGTAGCAACCGAGCAATACATTGCGCTTAAAGTAAAGCGCAGACTGATGCCAGGACGTTTGCCGGGCGGCTCTTGCCAGACCGTACCAGTCCACCGGGGTTTCATACCACCGCCCGTTATCAGCACAGTACATATTGTCCAGCAGGTCATGCCCGGTCAGGCGATAAGGACCATCAAATGTGAATGCACTGAGCGATGATTCTTTCCTGAGCGCATCAGCGAGATCAATGCGTGAACTCATGCGCACTTTTTTATTTTTTCTGCTCATCAGAACTCCATAACCGTGAAACGCTCGTTTTCTCCTTCGCCGCCAATTGGTTCGTTAATGACAGCAAGCATGGTTGCCCACGCAAGGTCGCCGTGGCTGATCCCCCTCGCGCGGTCCGTTTCGTAAGTGATAAAGCCGCCCGGTGTTTTCACCTTACGCACGGCGTTAAAGGCCGCGACCAGCTCGCGTTCGGCGCGATCGTATTCCCACCGTCCGGCACGCATTATTTGCAGCATTTTCAGTACCAGCGACCGTTTGGATGACAGCGTGAAGGTGTACGGAATAGCAGCAGGGAAAAACCGCTTCACTATCTGATAAACAGCCTCCCCGTTCCCGCCCGTCACATCAATGCCGATGTGTTCCACGTTGTAGCTACACGTGAACTCTTCAATGACTCTGGCCTGTTCTTCAAACTCCAGCCCCTGAACGCGTCGCGTCTCCACCGTTCGAAAACGGCCACCAGGAACAGCCGGAGGAACCACCACGGACACAGCGCCGCTGTCGCCGTTGCCACTGCTGCCGTTTGCGTCATACCCAATCCATACCGGACGATTCCCCATCGGGCGGGGAGCAAAAGGTTTCCAGTCTTTCCAGTCGTCGTATCCGTCAACACCGCAGCCAATCAGGATATTCAGGTTAAATGCCGATTCCCCTTCGCGGACAAACTCACACATATAGAGATTGCGGAACTCGTCTTCGGTGTTTTCATCACGAATTTCGTCAATATCGGTGTGTTTCCAGCCGTGATTAACCACATCTTCCAGCGTGACAATTTGCCGCCACGTCCGGTCAGGGCAGATAAGCCCGTTATGCAGCGTTTTCCAGTCCACAGAAAAACGCTGGCGTTTATGCGTGGCCTTTTTCTCGTTCCAGCGGTCGCCGTTCCAGTAGGCGTATGCCTCGTGCGTTTCGGTGGATGGCGTGGAGAAGTAGGTGCGCCGCAGTCCGCTGAGGGTTGCCATAGCGCCAGCCACCTTGCGCAGTTCAGCAAAGCGGCTGACCCAGAAAAATTCATCAAAATAAAAATTGCCCGTGTAGGACTGTGCCGTCGCAGCAGAAGTACCAAGAAAATGCAGCTCTGCACCGTTGGAGAGGATGATTTTATCGCCCCCTTTCAGCTCCACATCAACTTCAGATGCAGCCTTCTGAATAATGCTTTTAAACTGGAACGCCTGACGACGCGACGCAGACAAAAAAATCTGGTTACGCTGGTAAGGTTGCGTCACATCGTCACGCAGCGCCATCAGCAGTGCTTCCTGTGCAAAATACCAGGTCGCCCCAATCTGTCGGGATTTCAGGATCATCCTGTTACGTATCCCGGCTTCCCTGCAAAGGGTCAGGGAGTCAAACCAGCCCCGCTGATGCCACTCCAGCCTGCTGATGATTTTTTCCCGCAGTGCGGCAATCTGTTCCGGCGTGAAATGATTTTTGAGTTTTTTCGCCCGGCCTTTCTTTCCTGCGGCCATCACATCCGGCTGGCCATCATGCAGCTTTTTAAGCTGCCGGGTCAGCAGGTCTATTTCCTTAAAGTCACCGCCTGTTTTATTCTGTTTTTCAGTAAGCTGGATGAGGCGCGCATCGATGGACTGCGTGACACGCTGCACGGGTGGCGTTTCATCCCACTGGTCGCGTTTTTTCCACGCATAAATCGTGTTCGGGTTTATTCCCATCAGACGTGATATTTCTGCGGGCGGATAACCCTGCCAGTAAAGTTGCCGCGCACGTTGGCGCACAAAAGCGTCCTGAATCATTGCTCCCCCTGAGTAATTACAGGAAGATTACCCGCGCGCGAAACCGTTCTCCTTAACCCCCTGTTCTGGCCGTTTTCTTACAACAAAAGCCCTTTGTATCAGCCTGTTACGCTTTGCCATCATGACTGAAGAACCAGTCAGAGGGGCAAAAAACTATGGCTAATGAAAAAAAGACATCCCGCAAAAAGTTTCGCGTGGCTGTCTCTGGATCAACTGTTGATGGCCGTGAAATCAGTCCGGTGCATCTGCGTGAAGCCGCCGAGAACTTCAATCCGGATGTTTACGCTGCCCGCGTGAACGTTGAGCACTATCTCTCGCCATGCCCGTCAAGCGAATTTTCCGCAATGGGCGATGTCACCGCACTGAGTACGGAAGACATTACGGAAGGTCCGCTGGCCGGACGTACTGCGCTGTATGCAGAAATCGAACCGACCGAGCGCATGAAGCAGCTTGTCGCGGACGGCAAGAAAATCTATTCCAGTATCGAACTGCACCCGCAGTTCTCCGTTAACGGGCGCGCCTATCTGGTCGGGCTGGCGATGACCGACACCCCGGCAAGCCTGGGCACTGAGCGCCTGAAATTTACGGCACAGCAACGTCAGGCGGTAATGACGTTCAACAGTGTCCAGGGTGAAGCACCGCTTATCTCCGAAGCCATCGAGTCTGAAATCATCGAAATGGCAGAACAACGCCAGGAAGAAGGCACCCAGTGGTTTAACCGCGTAATGGGGATTATTGGTCGTGGCCGCAAAGCGGATGACGCCAGTTTCTCCCGTATTCAGGAAGCGCTGGAAGGCGTCGCAACGTCACAGGCCGACATTATCGACCGTTTTAATGTGCTGGAAACCCGCCATCAGCAGGACAGCCAGAAAATCACGTCACTGACCACAGAGCTGACAGCACTGAAGGAAAAACTGCGCACGCAGGACGGCGATCCGCAGAACCGGTTCACCGCAACAGGTGCAGCCTCCGACCAGCTGGCTGACTTCTGATAAGACAAAGGAGCAAATTTTTTATGAATCTGGTGATGTCAGATATTACCCGCAACAAGCTGGGTTGCTATATGGCGCAGCAGGCGTCGCTTAACAATATCCCGGTATCTGCACTGGTATCGCGATTTACCGTGGAACCCTCGGTGCAGCAGCGTTTTGAAAACGCAGTAAAGGAGAGCACTGAATTTACAAAAAAAATTAACGTGTTCGGTGTGACCGACCAGAAAGGCGAAAAAATCCTCCTGGACACCACCGGGCCGATTGCGCGCACGAATACCAGTTATGACGGCACAAAACGCCGTAACCCGAATAACGTGGTTGATCTGAAAAACCGCAAATACCAGTGCGAACAGGTGAACTACGACACGTTTATTTCGTATCCGCAGCTTGATGCCTGGGCGGCACACCCTGATTTTCAGTCCCGCGTCAGCACACAGATTGCCCGGCAGGTGGCGCTTGACCGCATCATGATCGGTTTCAACGGCACGTCTCACGCAGATGAGTCCAACTTCAGCACTAACAAGCTGCTTCAGGACGTTAACGTGGGGTGGCTGGAGCACATCAGAACCGACGCCAGCGAGCGCGTTATGAATGACGTGACGCTGACCTCCCGCAACATGGACAACACAGTGGCGCACGCGGGTAAGTATGCGAACGCTGATGCACTGGTACAGGACGCGCGCTCATCCCTGCTGGATGAATGGCACAAGGAAGCTGACGACCTCGTGGTGATTATGGGGCGCAACCTGTTTAACTCGCTGCGTCTGCCCGTGCTGAACAGCATCAGCGGCCAGAATCCCAATGCGGAATTACTTGCCGGACAGCTCATCCTGTCATCGCGCGCCATTGGCGGGCTGGATGTATTCCTTGCGCCATTCTTCCCGGATGCAACGATGCTGATCACCTCGTTCAACAACCTGTCAATTTACTGGCAGAAAGGAACAATGCGTCGCCTGATGAAAGACGAGCCGGAATACAACCGCATCGCCACCTACCAGTCCATCAATGACGCTTATGTCGTTGAAGACTATGGCAAGTGCGCGATGGTCACTGGCCTGAAGTTCGCCGACAGCTAATCAACTCACGGCGGGCATCATGCCCGCCTGTAACGGAGAGAAAAAATGATTACTCCTGCACAACAACACTGGCAGAACGTGATGGCACAGCGCGCAGGCCGGGCGAATGAAGGCGTGGACCACGCCGCGCGTACCGCGCATGAAGAGGTGCTGTATCGTCTGCGTCTGGCGCAGACCCGGCTTAAGGGCGTACAGGCCAGAAGCGCGAAAGCCGCCATCAAAAAAGAGTTGTTGCCGGACTTTTCTGGCTGGATTGAGGGAACGCTGGAGGCTGACGGCGGGCAACAGGACGAAGTGATTGCCACGCTGATGGTGTGGGCGATTGACTGCGGCGATCTTCCGCTTGCGCTGCGTATTGGTGCGTATGTGGTCCGTCACAACCTCATCATGCCGGATAACTTTGGCCGTACTGCTGCCACGGTACTGACCGAAGAAATCTGTAATCCGGTACTGACGCAGGCCGGGACGGATGCCGACGCGGATTTGTCCGCCTTTATCGAACCACTGGACACCCTCCGGGAGATTGTCACCGACCAGGACATGCCGGACGAAGTGCGCGCCAAATTATGCAAGGCGTGCGCCTTTGCCCGCCGTGGCCTGAGTGATGCGGACAGCATGGCCCTGTCACTGAAGCTGCTGCGCGAAGCGATGCACCTGACCCCGAACGCAGGTGTGAAACGCGAGATTGCAACCCTTTCCCGCGCCCTGAAAAAAGCCGATTCCGCAGCCGCACCAGAAGATGCCAGCACACCGCAGGCGCAGGACGAAAGCAGCAAAAGTAAAAAGACAACGCGGAAGCCTGCAACACGAAAAACCACCGCGACGCAGAAGGCGAAGCGCGGTTAACGACTGACCCCGTCAGCGGGCGGCGTGCGCGGTGTTCCGGTTTGACTCCGTGACCGTTTACACCGCACACCCACCGCCCGATTTTTTCAGGAGTGAACACCATGAGTATGGTTGCCAGAACCAACCCCGGCCCCGCAGAGGACGACATCACCGATACCGATGATGGTGATACCCGTATTTCAGCGGGCGCATTCTGGCCGGATATTGTGCTGCGTGAGCTGCGTCTGGCGATACGACTGCCGGGCCGTGTGACCACCTCCCGCCTGCTGCATACCGCCACCGGGGCCGTGGCACACGTTACCCGCGAGCTGGAAGCGTGGCAGCAGGAACAGCAGGCGGCTGGCCATCAGACGCTGGCCGATGTTCCGGCACCCGTAATTAACGGAGAAAGCGTCAATCTCTGGCACTGGCGCAATGCTGTTTATACCGCCACGCGCGCCCTGATTCTGGAGCGTTATCGTGATGCAGACACAACGGACAAGGGCGACCGCCGGGCGGACGCTCTGGATATACAGACATCGGATTTGTGGCGTGATGTGAGCTGGGCCATCTCTGACATTCTGTGCCGCCCGCGAATCTTTGCGGAGTTGTGCTGATGAAAGTGAAGGCACTGGAAGGCGACACCGTGGATTCGCTCTGTTTCCGGCACTACGGCACGACGCAGGGCGTCACCGAAAAGGTGCTGGATGCCAACCCCGGACTTTGTCAGCAGGTATTTCTGGACGCCGGGCAGGAAGTGGAGATGCCGGAGCCGGAGAAGAAGAAACGAGAAATGATTCAGTTGTGGGGGGAGTAGCAGTGAGCACCATTCAAACAGGGATCACAGAGCAGGTTATTGCATGGCTCTTTGACCACCTGCCAACGGTGTATGCAGTAGGCGCGGCGGTCAGCATTTCCGCGCTGATGAGTCTTTATGACGGACGAACACTGGTTCAGACCGTAACGGGATCGCTGGCGTGCGGCGTTCTTGCCATGGCTGTGGCCGGGTCGTTGCGCTTCTTCGGTTTTCCTGAAGATGCCGTGACGTTTATCGGCGCATCAATCGGTTTTATGGGGGCAGAGAAAGCACGCGATAAGGTTATTGCGGCCTTTAATCGCAGGGTGAAGGAGAAGGACGAATGAGCAACACATTTAAATTCAGCAGCCGGAGCGAAAAGAATTTGCAGGGCGTAAATCCTGATCTGGTGAAAGTGACCCGACGGGCACTGGAAATTTCGGAAGTGGATTTTGGTATCACCGAAGGGTTGCGCAGTCGTTACCGCCAGAAGCAACTTGTGGCCACAGGTAAGAGCCAGACCATGAACAGCCGCCACCTTACGGGACATGCCGTGGATGTTGTGGCTTATATCGGCAGCCAAGTGTCATGGGAATGGCCGCTGTACGAAAAAATCGCAGCCGCATTCAGACAGGCCAGCCGGGAACTGAATATTCCGGTGGAATGGGGCGGCGACTGGAAGACTCTGAAAGACGGACCGCATTTTCAGTTACCACACGGAGCCTATCCGGCATGAAGCTCTGGCCCACGCTTGGCGTCGCTTTCCTTCTGATTGCCGGATGGGGAACATCCATGCGTCTGTCGTGGTCGCTGGGCCGGGAGAACGCCAGAAACGAAGCGCAGGCCAGCACCCTGAAAAGTACCGCCGACACCCTGAATATCATCAGCGCCGGGGTACAGGATATGCAGCAGGTGCTGGCGCAACTCCGCGTGGAAAATCAGCAACGCAATCAGGACGGAGAGGTAAGACGTGAACAGCTACGCAACGATATTGCAAAAGATGAATGCGCCCACGCTTTGCCTGACGCTCGTTTTACTGACAGGCTGCGCAGGCACGCAGAACGCGCCACTGCCAGCGCCGTCAGTCCGGCTTATACCGCAGACGCTGACCATACCGGTAACGCCTCCCCCCTTCCCTGATACTCCCACATGGGGAAATCTCGGTATATGGGGCGACCGCCTTCTGGATGCACTGGAAACCTGTAACGCGGATAAACGGGCCATTGAATTACTGGAACAGCGCAGGCTGCAACGACTGAACAACGAGGATAACAACCATGCTGAAAACTGATTCCCTGCGTGAAGCCATGACCCGTTCATGCCGATGGTGTCAGGCCAACCCGGAAAAATTCACCATTTTCGTGGAGAGCGGCAACATTGAAACGACCGGAGAAACGCCCTCGTTTGTTTACCGCTATCAGATGGTGATGTTTGTCATGGATTACGCCGGGGAGCTGGACGACCTCACGCTGCCGCTGCTGGCGTGGTTATCCGAAAATCAGCCACAGTTGTTGCTCAACCCTGAGCGTAATCAGGACATCAAATTCTCCGCCGTTATCAATGACGATGACAGCGCCGATCTCCTGTTTACGCTCCCCCTGCGGGAACGCGTTCGCATCACGCGCAGCAGTCAGGGCACACCGCAGGCAGAACACCTGCCGGAGCCAAAACCCCGCCTGCCATCTTCCGAAGGCGACTGGTCGCATGTATTCCAGGATGTGACGTGGGGTGAAAGCGATGGATAAGGCATTCACCCGCGTGGATGAAACCTTTGAGGCCATCCGCGACAGCCTGAATCAGCAGGCCATCAATAACATCGCCAGAAAGCTGGCACAGGATTTACGCCGCGCCCAGCAGGCGCGTATCCGGTCACAGAAAGCGCCGGACGGGACCGCGTGGACACCACGCAGACGCCGCGTAACCCGGATACAGGAACGCATTCGCTTTATCTGGAATAACGAAGCACGCACGCTGAAAAACTGGCATCACGACACGGGGAAATACGGGCGAACCATTACCGGGTGGGATGAGGATAAAAACAATATCCGCACGTTTTACCGGGATGACATCGACCGTTTTCTGGAAATACGCACCCGGCGCATCAACCAGGACAGCACAAAGCGCGTCCCCATGTTCGTAAAACTGCGCACCACCCGTTACCTGAAAGCCCGCGCGGATGCCTCCGGTGTGACGGTGGGTTACAGCGGCGTGGCCGCACGTATTGCACGCGTTCATCAGTTCGGCGAGCGCGATCAGGTTGCGCCGGGCATTTTCACCGATTACCCGGTACGTGAGCTGCTGGGTATCAGTCAGGCAGATGAACGCCTGATTTATAACACGGTGCTGGGCCGGATTGCGGAGGCTGTACGGTGAGCGCAGAACTCATGCGACTGCTGAGCAACATCATCCGCACCGGGATCATCTCTGAAGTTGACGAGGAATCCTGGTGCGTGCGCGTTCGCAGCGGCGAACTGGAAACAGGCTGGCTGCGCTGGAACACCACACGCGCGGGAGCCTTCAACGTGTGGCTTCCGCCATCACCCGGCGAACAGGTGGTAATTGCCTGCATCGGCGGCAATCCGGAAACCGCCATGATAATTGGCAGTCTGTGGAGTGATGCCAGTCCGGCACCCGGCAAAAGCCTGAAAGAAATCGTGGTCAGCGCGCCGGATGGCGCGGTGTTCCGCTACGACGCAGACGCTGGCGCACTGAGCGCCAGCGGCATGAAAACAGCCACCCTGCAGGCATCCGTCAGCGTGACACTGGATACGCCCGTCGTGGAATGCACAAACCTTCTGAGAACAGCGACGCTTGACGTCACAAAAGGAGGAAAGATGAGCGGCAATATCACGCACAGCGGCGGCAGCTTCACCTCAAACGGCATTACCGTGCATACGCATACACACGGTGGCGTGAAAGGCGGCAGCGATTCGACAGGAGGCCCGCAGTGACAACCCGCTACACAGGAATGAATCCGGACGGGACGGGAAACCTGAACGATATGGAGCACCTGAAACAGTCAGTCAGGGACATCCTGACCACCCCGCTGGCAAGCCGGGTTATGCGACGGGAATATGGCAGCCTTGTGCCTGATTTGATTGACGAACCCATGAATAACACCACGCGTCTGCAATGCATGAGTGCTGCCGTGATTGCGCTGACACGATGGGAACCCCGCATTGCCCTGGATGCCATCGACGTTGTCTGGAAAGCGGGAGGCCGCGCCGGGGTGACGTTGTCGGGCACTGTCATGCAGACCATGCAGAATGTTGAATTAACCATCACGCTGAGGGAGTAATCATGCCTGCCGTTGACCTTTCCCAGTTACCGGAACCCGCCATCATCGCGGAGCCTGATTTTGAGGCAATTCTGGCTGATACAAAGGCCATGATGATTGCGGCTTATCCCGCCGAACAGCGTGAAGCCGTTTCCGCCGCGCTGGAGCTGGAATCGGAACCCCTGAACGTTATCGCCCAGACAACAGCGTTTCGTGAAATGCTGTTACGCCAGCGGGTCAATGAGGGGGCACGCGCCTGCATGTTAAGCCACAGCGCCGGGACAGACCTGGACAACCTCGCGGGCAATATGAACACAAAGCGCCTGACCATCACTCCGGCAACGGATACCACCGACGCGGTGATGGAGAGCGACACCTCGCTGAGACTGCGGGCGCAGCGGGCGTACGACGGCCTGAGTGTTGCTGGCCCGTCAGGTGCATACGAGTATTTTGCCCGCAGCGCCAGCGGTCTGGTGCGTGATGCGCGGGCTATCAGCCCGTCTCCGGCAAATGTGACGGTTTCCATCCTGTCCACTGAGGGCGACGGCACAGCAACGGAGGCGTTGCTTAATACCGTTCGCGCCGTTCTGAATGCAGAGGATACCCGCCCGGTGGCCGACCGCCTGACCGTACAGAGCGCCAGAATCGTGACATGGCGGCTGAATGCAAAACTGTACTTTTACCCCGGCCCGGAATCCGAACCTATTCTGGCCGCGGCTGAATCGTCGTTCAGGAAGTGGCTGGCTGAGCAGGGGCTTATCGGTCAGGACGTGGCGTTGTCCGCCATTGCTGCCGCACTGCATGTGCACGGTGTGCAACGCGTGGAGATAATCGAACCCACACAGAATATGGCCATCAGCGACATACAGGCGGCGCGCTGTGAGTCATTCACCATCAGCGAAGGTGGGCGCAATGAGTAATTCGTTGTTACCACCATCAGCCAGCAATTTCATGCGTTGTGCCGAAGCCGTCGGAACACGCATTACAGACATTCCGGTAGACCTCAACACGCTGTGGTCGCCGGACACCTGCCCGGTGCATCTGCTGCCTTATCTCGCCTGGGCGTTTTCCGTTGACCGCTGGGATCGCAACTGGCCGGAAGAGACAAAGCGACAGGTGATTCGTGATGCATGGCTGATACACCGACACAAAGGGACCATCAGCGCACTGCGAAGAGCCGTGGAGCCTCTCGGTTACCTGATTGAAGTAAAGGAGTGGTGGCAACTCAACGAGGAGCCGGGAACATTTCGCATTGTTGTCGGAGTACTTGATCAGGGCATCACCAATGAAATGTATCAGGAACTTGAGCGCCTTATTGCGGATGCAAAACCAGTAAGTCGCCATCTGACGGGGCTGGCGATCAGCCTGAGTGTGAACGGAAAGATTTTCGTTGGTACGGGATGCTATCACGGCGATGCCCTGACGGTTTATCCCTACACCCCGGAGTCCATTATTGTCGAAGGGGACTATTTCCCTGCCCCGGCCATTCATTTAATTGATAATCTGAGAGTAAACGCATGACAGTGAAATACTACGCCATTCTGACTAATCAGGGCGCGGCACGACTGGCTAACGCGACGATGCTCGGCAGTAAGCTGAATCTGACGCAAATGGCCGTTGGTGATGCAAATGGTGTGTTACCAACACCAGACCCTGCACAAACAAAACTGATTAACCAGAAACGCATTGCACCGCTGAATCTTCTGAGTGTTGACCCTAACAATCAGAGCCAGATTATTGCGGAGCAAATCATCCCTGAAAACGAGGGAGGATTCTGGATCCGTGAGATTGGTCTTTATGATGATGAAGGTGTACTCATTGCGGTGGCAAACTGCCCGGAAACGTACAAACCGCAGTTGCAGGAAGGCAGTGGACGCACCCAGACTATCCGCATGATTCTGGTTGTCACGAACACCGAAGCCATCACGCTGAAAATCGACCCGTCTGTGGTTCTGGCAACCCGCAAATATGTGGATGATAAAATATCAGAGCACGAACAATCACGACGTCACCCGGACGCCTCGCTGACCGTAAAAGGTTTTACTCAGTTAAGCAGTGCAATTAACAGTGAATCAGAAACACTGGCCGCAACACCGAAAGCGGTTAAGGCTGCATATGACCTGGCTAACGGGAAATATACCGCCCAGAACGCCACCACTACACAAAAAGGGATTGTTCAGCTCAGTAGCGCCACGAACAGCACGTCTGAAACGCTGGCAGCGACACCAAAAGCTGTTAAGGTGGTAATGGATGAAACGAACAAGAAAGCACCATTAAACAGCCCGGCACTGACCGGAACGCCAACAACACCAACAGCGCCACAGGGGACTAATAATACCCAGATCGCAAGCACAGCTTTCGTTATGGCCGCGATTGCCGCACTTGTAGATTCGTCACCTGATGCACTGAACACGCTGAACGAACTGGCTGCGGCGCTGGGCAATGACCCGAATTTTGCGACCACCATGACTAACGCGCTTGCGGGTAAGCAACCGAAGGATGCCATCCTGACGGCGCTGGCGAAGCTTGCTACATCAGCAGATAAACTCCCATATTTTACAGGGGCAGATCGTGCCGCGTTAACCGCGTTGACAAGTGTTGGACGTGCCATTCTTGGTAAAACCAGCACTCAGGGCGTTCTTGATTACCTTGGTTTAGGAGAAGGTTCTGCACTGCCCGTTGGTGTGCCCGTTCCGTGGCCCTCAGCAACACCACCAACGGGCTGGCTGAAATGTAACGGCGCAGCATTTTCTTCTGAAATGTATCCCAGACTGGCAATGGCTTACCCCACCAATAAATTACCAGACTTACGCGGTGAATTTATCCGTGGCTGGGATGATGGACGTAGTGCGGATGCGGGGAGAACAATATTATCC